TGCTGTTGCTACCTGCTCTGGCGCGGCAGTTGAGTCCGCTAAGACTACTTCTTGTTCTTCAGACATCTATGACTCCTAAGAATCCCTAGCTAACGGCTAGTACGGTTGTTACAAAATATATTCCTAAATTTTTGCTTTGTCAAGTGTTGCTTTTTTAACTAAATCTTTCTGTAATTAAGTAAACAACGGTTTCACCTTGCGTTAATGCGTTAGTGTTTGCAGTTGTTGTTGTAATACGCAAATAAATTGGTGTAGTAGCAGTCCAAGATGGAATAGTGCCACCTTGTACGGCAGCAGCTCTAGTCATTGATGTACCCATATCTGCATCAGCAAGTCCTTTTGTTACAGCAGCAGTAAAGCAATCATAAGAAGCAATAAGTTGTGCGCCCCCTGCTGTTGTGCCAATTGTTTGCGTACAAGCGGTAACTCCACCGCCAGACCAAGTTGTAATCGTATCTGCAATAATTGAAATTAATCTAGTTTTAGCTGGCAAAGTAGCAATAACAACATCAGCAGTTGTTGCGGCGCCAGTAAAGCCTCTTGTAACAGAAACTTTATATGTTTGAGTTAATACGCTTCCAGAGTCTAAAGTTAAAGTACCTGTACTAGATGATTGAGTAATATTTCCGCTTGTTACTCGTAAACTATCAGGATAAATACAAGTAACATTTTGACCACCTGGTGCGCTAGGGAATGGTGGAGTTAAAACAGCTTCTGAAAAATAATTAAGAACACCAATATTTGCAACTTGTGGAAGCTCATGGTTTGTCTCTAAATTAAAAATTTCTGTTGCTAAAGAATATGTACCTAATCTAATAGCGGCGATACTTGCACCACCACCATGAGTACTTATACAAGTAACAAACCTTGTTTTTCTAGCGGCAATTAAATCAATATTTTTACCAACAGTACTTGCACCGACCATGTTAAATACACAATGATCAAAAGTAGTATTAAATACTGCACCTGTACTATAGTCTGGAATATTTGCATCAAGAACTACTTGATAACCGCCAGCAGTATTAGCATAATTTTGCTCAAACCATACACTTTGAATTTTTATATTATTAAGATTTCCACCTACTACTTTTCGTAACAGTAAGCCTTCTTTAGTATTTTGTTCGCATACGCCACCATCCCATAAAAACAACTGACAATCTTGAATAATAACGCCTCGGTTATTATCGCGAGCTAAAAAATTGTACAGCGTAATCGGGGTATTCCCGCCTGATACGGTATCAATTAATAGCCCAATACCCAAACTTGTATCGTTACCTCGATTATTTATAACAGAACAGTTTTGTAAGCTACTTGTATTGACAAAACCTGTCATGTGTATGCCCTGATTTGTGCATGAACCAACTTGCACACCTTGCATAGTTACCATACCATCAATCAAAATACCTGTTTGTAATACCCCATTACCAGCAACTGTTAAATCTTTTATTACCGTGTAAGAACCTGCTGTTGCACCATCAATAAAAGTTGCATTAATACCAACTGTTCCTGCGGTAAAAGTAAGCACAGTTCCAGATTGATCTGTTGGGCCGTACTCCATTGCATTACCCCAACCTTGCAGAGTAATATGATTACCTGTGATAATTATGGTTGGATCAACAGTAAAGTTACCTAGTGGTAATTGAATTATCCCCCCTCGACCAGTTGCTACCATTGCAGCAATAGCAGCATTTAAAGCCGCTTTATTTACACTTCCTGACGCGGTAGTAGAAAAGCCATAATCCGCTGCATTAATGCAGCTACCTTCAATCATGCTGTAACTTACTTTTGTTAAACTCATTTTAATTCCTAAACTTTGTTAGGCAAAGTAAATCCGATTAAATTGCCATTGTCTGTAAATTCTGGGCTTGAATTTGCGGGGAGATCACGCAAGGCTTGGCGATAAGTTGCCCAGGCTTGTTTTTCTTGATCAGTCAATGGAGAATCATTAACTTGTCCAATCACTATCCCGCAATAAAGCGGTACGAATTTTTCTTAACTCAAATTCTGCTGCTGTCATATTAACCTCCACAATATTGAATAGCTACGCCGCATCCTGCCGTATGATTTGCTGTTGTACCTGCTCCCACTATTCTATATTGGGGCAAAATAGTTAATGTTTGAGCTGCTGTTGCACTTACATAATAGCAAGATGATATTGCAAAATTTTGAGCTAAAGCAGCCTCGCCAGAATTACATGGAACAGCTCCAGTAGGTTGTCTGATAGTAGCAGTTCCACCAAAATTTAAATATAAATTGTCGTATGTGTATGTTTGCGAATGTTGCGTAGCACTTATGATAGAAATAAGATATTTGCCCGCAACGCTAAAAGTAATTGTTAAAGTTCCAGAACTATTAGATAAAGATACAAAATTACTATTATCAGTCGTTCCAGTACCAGGTGCATTTGTTGTAGTACCCGTTACATCTGATGGCGCCCAATCAGTCCATAAATAATTTGCAAGCGAAGTGCTTGTATAAATAATATTACCAGCCACATGAAGTTTTGCAGCAGGTGATGCTGTTCCTACTCCAACTCGATCATTTGTAGCATCGGTATACAATAAATTAGCATCTGTATCACCTTCAATTCGTACATTATAAACTGCACCAATCTCATTAATTACAAGATTGGTAGTACCAATAATCATTTTTTCAGTTAATGTGCCAGCCGTTGCAGTTTCAAAATGTAATTGTCCTTGTTCAGCAGTTGAAGTTGGGCTAAGAATAGAAGCGTGAATTAAACCGTATGCTTGTTTGTTTCCTGCTGAATCTTCACCATTAAACTCAATTTCACCTAATGTATCTGAAGCTGCTGGACTTGCTGAATCTCTGTATAAATCTAATAATGGAGCTGCACTAGCACCAGCGTCTGTGCTAGTTAGCGTCACACCTAAAGCTTCAAAAGAACGACCAGCCGTTAAATTAGCAACTGAAACTTGTTTAGTAGTGCTAGATTGAACAATAGGCAATACTTCCGTACCCGCAAGTGGGGTTGTTGACGCGGGTAAGGCACTAATCTTTGAGTCAGCCATAATATTTCCTGTTAGTTATACATTACTTCAATTTTAGAATTTGCGGGGGGAGCTTCAGAAAAAGTAATTAAGGTATTTGTTAAGGAATAAGTATTTTTATTTTGATACACGCCATTGATATAAATTTGAGTGGTATTTTCATTTACAGGCGAAGAAAGTAAAGTAAAAATAGTTTGTACACCAGTACCTGTAAAATTAACAATTATATTATCATTGCCCACCGCAAAAACATTATCATAAGTTGCTATGGTTACGTTAGTAGATGTAGCTAATACAAATTTATACTGACCTAATGTTAACCAAATTTCACCGCCTGGCACTCGCCCCGCAGAATTTAAAATAATTGGGTTAGTATGGGCAACAGTTCCCAAACTGCTTGTATAAGTTGTTTTGGGTGTAGTTGTTCCTGCTGCGTAACTGTAAATTAATCCGCCTGCCAATGGCACGCCATCGTCAGTAAAAAACTGCGCTCCGATCCCCGCAAATAACGATATGCTAACCGTCATAAATTACTCCAACAAAATAAGCCCATTATCTTCTTGTACAAGATTATTACTGGCTTCAGTTAAAAGGTTTGATACGGATCCGCCACTATCACGAGTGCCTGAGAATAAAGTAATAACACTACCTAAACCGATAGCTACTCCATTACGAAGGGCAACTCCCCAACTCATCGAATATTAATTGGTTTGCAGTACACATCGCCGCTATCAGTAACACGGATTGCACTTACACGCCACGGGGCGCCTGTGCCTGGTGGTACTGTAAACGGAATTGGGGTAAAAGCTGGTATTGGTGTGCTAGCTGTAGTAGCTGTAACGCCTTCACCGACTAAAATGTACGCTGGTGTAGTTGACCATACAACCACACCTTGTGGGCCTGCGCCCCAAGTAGCTGTATTACCTGCCGATCCTGTATAGGCCGCAGTAAGCCCAGGGTAATTGGCATCGGCTAAGGGTCTTAAAAGTTCCATTATTATTCCTTATGCTAAAAAGCGTAGCTTATACAGCGTTGATAAATATAACTCGATAATACCATCAATTAAATTCTGCAACGGTGCATCGTCTTTATCGCATACATCGTAACGCACAGATTCAATTTCGGCAAGTTGATTTTCTAAAAATTCAATGACATTTGATGTTTTTTTGGCGGACATCAAGCTAATTGGCCCTACTAAACCATGTCGCCCTTGGTACGCCTCGGCAAAACTATCGGCTAAATCAATGATATTTCCATAAAATTTCTGTAAAGCCTTGTGTTTTGAGTAACTCCTAGTGTTTAAATGCACGCTATGCGTCACATCACGGGCTAAAAAGAATAAACCTATAAAATCCGCGGCTTTCATTGTTGCATCCCTTCAGGTGGTAATCCCATTGGTTGTTGTGGAGGTGCCATACCCATTTGTTCAGCAGCCATTTGTTCTTGCATCATTTCGGG